CCTCTTTGGCTTGCGCCCGCCCACCAGGCGGGAACGGGCGGTAGATGTCCGTGTCGACGCCGTGCGGGATGTAGCTACACGGCAGGCCGGTCTGTTGCACCAGCCGCTCGCCGAACTTGCTGTAGGGCAGCACACGCTTCATGTGCGGCAGTCTGGCGAGCACCAGGTCAGGGATCGGCTCCTGGTCGATCGGCGTCCAGGCCAGCCAGTTGAGCGGACGGTAGACCTCCGGGTTGCACACCCAGGCGTCCATCAGCGTAATGACGCAGTCCGCATCCCAGTCCCTGGCGTGTGCGGCGACCACGTCGTTGCCGTAGCGCTCGACGTGGCGCGGATAGTGAGTCAGCACTGGCCCATCCTGCCCGCCGAGCGGCAGATCCACCTTGCCTCCTTCGAGACCGTAGAAGGCGAAGATCGCGATCTCGTGACCCTGCTCGACCAGGTGAGGCAGCAAGCCGCGAACCTGAACCCCGTAGCCCTGATGGGACCAACCGGAGTTGCTGACCCACAGTATCCGCACGTCTAGGCCAGCCTGAACCACAGCGCCGCGGAGGCGTCCCAGACCAGCAGCCGACCCGTGAGCCCGGCAATCGCCGTGGCGCCGTCAGCGATGAAGCTGGTGCCCGCCGCGGCCGGCGTGATGGTGTTGGCCGCGATCGCCTCGTTGACCAGGGCGATGATCTGGCCGTTGAACAGCCCTTGCCCCAGGATCACGCCCGTGACCGCAGCCGCGGGGTTGAGCCGCACCATGCCGATCGGCACGCCCGAGTTGTTGCTGGGAATGATGCCGCCGGTGGCGATCGGGATAGAGACGCCTGCGCCCGCGAGGCTGATCTTGTCTGCCCCGTGCAGGCTGTCGTACATGATCATCAGTAGGTGCCTCCGCACTCGAGGCGCCACAGCCAGCGCTCGGTAGTACGTCCCCAGCCTGAGATCAAGTACCACCCATGATTTACAAATCTCCCTAACACGTCAAACGGACCAGTCACGGTGGCTACACCGTATGGGCCAGTTTCTGAGCTAGCAGCTTTGGTAATTGATTGCGGACCAAATATCGCTAACGGATACACATTCGCGCAGCCGCCCGTGTTCCACGCGGTCTTGACCGCCGTGCCCGAAGCGTGTGCGTAGCGCAGACCACCCGCGTTATTGGGGCCTGGATCGTAGGCCGTCACCGTGAGACCCGTACCACCCGCGCCCGCGGTGCCGACCGCGAGGACCTGCACCAGCTCGTTGGTATCGGACCAGACGTTGCCTGGCTCGGTCGCGTCCTGGATCACGATCCAGTCGCCGACGTTGATGTTGGTGACCGCCGTGACCTTGAGCGTGGTCGCCGCCGTGGTGCCGTCGCCGACCGCTGCCGCCGCGGCGAGCGTGGTGCTGGCCGCATTCGTCGGTGGCGCGCCGGCGCCCCAGAACGCCTTCCAGTTGCTGAGCACCACGAAGCGAATGCCCTGCCAGAAGCCGATCTCGCCGTTGAACAGCAGATCCGCCTTCTGGTAGACACCCAGGTTCTGCAGCACGCTGTCTTGCAAGAGGTCGTAGTGCATGTTGGGATGCATGACCGAGCCAAAGAAGCCGTCCTCGAAGCTGGGCGTCTTCGAGCCACGCGCGAGCGTTGCCAGGCGCAGCATGAGCGGCCCGGTGAGCTTGTTGGTGGACGTCAGCGCGGCGCGGTTCGCGGCGTTACCCGCCAGCACCACGCGCGTGCCCTGACCAAAGACCGGGCGCAGGATGAGGTCAATCGACTCGGCCTGGTTGTTGCCGACCGCTTGCGCGGCCTGCTCGTACACGTCCGGGTAGGCCGTGGCTTTGACGAACCTGGTCACCTGGACCGCATTTCCGAATTCAAACAGCGGGATAACCACCTCGCTGGCGGTCATCGGCACCGGCTGTACGTCGGACAGCTCCGAGAGCGCCGTGGTGGCCGGCTGCATATTCTCGAGGATCGGGAAGTTGACTGACTGGCCGCGCTGACCGCCCATCACCTCACGCAGGTCGGTGAACTGGTCGAGACCAATCATCGACTGCGCCGCGAGCAGATAGTCGGCGTCGTAGAGCGGTTTAACTTCGGCGCTGAGCGCAGACGTGCCGGTTGCTGGCACTGGAAGGACCTCCGGTGGTTACTGCCGTCGTTGCTGGGTTTTCGGTTGTTTCCGGGGCGGCGCGCTCGCGCTGGGCTTGCGTCGTTTGGGACGGAGCACCAGCGGTCGCACCTGAGCGGCGAGGGCAGCGGTTCCGGTGGCAGGCACTGCTTTCAGCTCTCAGCCAGGACGGAACGTGTTGGGACTCCCCAACAGCCCTTCTCCAGTCCGCATGCTCGGTGTGCGCGCAGCCAGGCTGTCGCGAACGGCCTGGAGCTGCGCTCTCGTGCGCGCCGGGGCGTTCTTGTTGCCCTTGTGCCACACGATGTTGTCCAGGTCAGCTTCAGTCGCTTGTGGATGGGCCGCGGCCGGACGGCCGCCGTCCCGGTGAGGGATGACGTAGCCCTGCTGTCGGCCCAGTTCCCCCATTGCGTCGTTCACGTTCAGGGTTCCTCCGGTCGATTGCTGCTGACGCGCGGCCAGCACGCGCTGACCGCTCTGGACGAGCGCTTGCGGAGAAGTGAAATCCAGGCCTTGTTCATCGCCCCGAAGACCAAGACCTTGCACGATGGCACGCGCCCCGATCTGTTGGGCCTGGCGTACCGCCGCTTGTGGATCCGCCGCCGGTGGCGGCGCTGGTGCTGGCTGCGGTGGGGCTTGCGGTCGCGGCTGGTTCATGATCGACGTCGCCGCCACACGCTGGGCGGTGCGTTCGGCGACGCTGCGTGTAAACGCCGCCTGGTCGATCTCGCCATTCGCGAGCTGCGAGCCCAACTTGTCGTAGAACTGCTCGTCGTTCTGCTGGTTTTGAGAGCTGACGATGTTCCCGAGCACGTTGGTCACCGTGCCGAGCTGGTTGGACAGGTGCGTCAGTCGATCATTCGACGATTGGGCCAATCGGTAGGCAGCAATCGCGGTCTGGTCGATCTGGGGCCGTGAAGTGGTCGGATTCGGCGAAGACTGCTGACCAGGTGCTCCGTTCGATCCAACGTTCTGTGGCGCTTGGGGTTGCATGTCTGTTTACTCGACGTCCCTGCCTGAAAATGGGGTAGCGAGGCTTAGCGCGGCATCTTGTGGCCAGGCGCGCCCGTGTACGGCAGTCCGGGCTTCGACGCGCGATTGGCGTTGATGACCGGATTGGGCGGCTGGGGCATCTGCACCTGGTTGCCGGTTTGCGAGGTGACTTTCGTCTCTGACACTGGAGGCCTCCTGTGTGATCGAGATAGCTACACGCTAGAAGGCCATTCGCCGGCACACCAAACGAGACGGTCCCTACGTTGCCCCGTCCTGGGTCACCTCAGGAATGAATGAGCCCGAAATGTGCAGGATCACGGCGATGGCCAGCGTCACTTCGTGCAATCCGATGATGATGGCGTCCGCGTGTTCGATGCTGAGCAGCACAATGCCACCGATCGCCAGACTGCCGATGGCAAACAGCAGCGCCAGGACGTCGAGCAGAAGTCGCGCGCTCAGAACCATCCGCCCGCTAGCTCATGCTCCGCCGATGTACTTGCCGCCGGTCGTGTAGTTCCTGCGCCTGGTGGCGCTGTACTTCTCGGGGTCGAGCTGCTGGCTGGTCAGCGTTTGGGCGCGACGGTTTGCGGCTTTTTTGGCGTAGACACCCTGCGTGTTGAGGATGGTTTGCGCTGGCGCACTCTGGATGTCGCTCTTGCTGGCATTGAGGACCATGCCTCACTTCTCGCACGTCTCGAGCGCTGATTCAAACGAGACGGGATGACTGGCCCCAGCCAGTCAAGCAGCTCGTCCGCGTCGTGCGGGCGCAGCACCAGACCGGCGTGCACGTACTTGACCTTACTGAGCGCGTCGCGCCACACCACCTGGTCAGGGTCGAGGTCGCCGCGCTCGGTCTTCAGCTCGATGATCCACAGGTCCTCGCCCTTCACGAGCACCACGTCCGGGAAGCCCGCTGGAGAGCGGACCGAACTCCACGTGAAGTACGCCAGCGCGCCGCATTGGTAGGCCAGCTCAAGGACCTGCTCGCGCCACTCCTTTTCCGGAATCGCCGCGAGAACGACGTCTAGGGAACTAAGAGAACACACGAAAACGGCCCGAGACGGTTGAACTGGTCGCGGCTCAGCGTGTCGTAGACGCCGGCGTAGCCCGGCGCGCTGTTCGCGATCCAGATGTCGCTGCCACTCTGGCCGCGGATAGCGACCCAGTGATACCAGGCGCCACCGGAGATCTGACCCGTGGTGTGTCCCGCCGCGGCCCACACCTGATCGAAGTTCAGCCACGCCTGAAAGGTCGGGATGGCGTACAGATCGTAGACCGCGCGCAGCGCCGTGCCATTGGCATCCATCAGTCCGTAGGTCGGGTTGATATTCTCCGGGTAGCCGATCTCTTCGACCGCCTGCTCGCGGGTGTGATTGGGTGCCACCTGGGTCGCGCGCAGCACCCAATCCAGCGCGCACGCCGAGCACGTCCAGGAGTAGACCTGCTGCGGCATGTCTGTGCTCGGATAGAAGTG